TCTTGAAGAAGAGTAATGGATAAAGAAACATGGATAATTGTTGATGGACATAGGGTACATACATCTTGGTTACCAAAGAAAGAAGAAGAAGAAGAATAATGCCATGGTTTGATGAAATTTTACTTGATGATTTAGATGATGAATTGGTGATAATACACGAAAATAGCGACCATAAAAAAGAAAAATAATGGAAACCGAATTAAAAGATATAGGGTATAACAAGAAATTTGTTGTTACCTTACCTCAATTACATGAAGGCCAAAAAAAAGTTGCACAATCAAATTCTAGGTTTAAGGTTTTATCGGCAGGTCGT